TCGCCGGATACGAAAGCTAACGCGAAAATGCTTTACGATCAGCTTCTGATGGAGGCTGCCGCTCCGTTCGAGCAACAGTTTCCGCGCACGCTCCCGCTTGGGGCTGGGTTCAAGCGCACCGATCAGGTTTTCGTCAATGTTCCAGACCTTAACCCGCTTGTGGTCGAAAATAACGACCAGATGCTCTTCAAGAACTCTTAGTCTATGGCTATCGAACGCCTTTCACTGATCGACACGATCACAAGCAGCACCTACTTTGCTGTCAACGTCAACAACCAGGATTACCGCGCTGCCGCTGACACTGTCGCCCAGTACATCCAGTCTCAAGGCGCTGCCGGGGATGGAAAGATCATCCAGTACGCAGGCCCGACATCCACGGGGTTCAGTGTCACCATCACCAACAGCAGTGCTAGTGTTTGGCTAGTGCTTACTCCCAACGCTACAATGGCGGCTGGCACGATCGTTCTCCCTGATGTTGCGAACTGCGTGGAGTCTCAGGAAATCATCGTCAGTTCGTCTCAGACGGTGACGGCTTTGACAATCAACCTGAATGGTGCACTGGGCGTTGGCACTCCTACGACAATCTCCTCTGGAGGCTTCTTCACATTGCGCTTTGAACCAATACTCAAGACTTGGTATCGTGTTGGCTAACTGAATTGACTTATGGGACTCGCCTTTCAACCTGCTTACAATACCGGCGTCACTGTTACGCCGAATACGGTTTCTGCCTCTGTAACACTTGGGTTCACTTCTGAATCCTTGGTGTTCACAAATCTTGGTTCCACCATCGTGTACGTTCGCGTTGGAACCGCTGGCAGTGGTGCGCCTGCAACCACCTCTGGTTACCCCGTGCTTGTGGGGTCACAGGTGACAATCGGCAAAGATCAGGACGATGACACGGTGTCGTTCATCTCTCCCGCCGGTGCCGGCTCACTTCACATCATGCAGGGGATTGGCCTGTGATTCGCTTCCTGTCCAGACGCAGGTCTAAAACGCCAGCGACGGTTGGTGGGGTAACTCCTCCGCCTCCCGGCACGTTTACTTACCTGCGTCCAGATGCGACCTCCCAGTTCAAACGTCCTGACGGCACCTCAATCTACATCAGACCCTAGCCATGCCAGACCTTACAGTTTCAGCCGACATTGACTCCTTCATGCAGTCCGCTAACAAGGCTGCTGCTGTCTCGTTTTTAGGAGCACTCACAACCGCACAGATTGCGGGGCTTTCGACCACTGCGCCTGCGGCACTTGCTACTACTGGCGTTGTTGGCTTGAGTGCCTTTGCTGCTCGTGCAGACCATCAGCATGTGTTTCCTACCGCTGCGCAGGTTGGAGCGTTGAGCACTGCTGATATTGCCGGGCTGTCCACGACGGCTCCCGCTGCTTTGGCTACGACTCCTGTTGTAGGGCTGAGCACTTTTGCCGCACGAGCAGACCATCAGCATCAGTATAGCCCCACTTCCAATCAAGTTTTCACGACGTCTGGCAACTACACTATTCCTGCTGGTGCATTTGCGATCGGCATGGAGCTTTTGGCAGCAGGTGGTGGTGGCGGTTCTGGAAGAAGAAATGCATCAGCAACGGTTGTGCGATGCGGAGGTGGAGGCGGAGGTGGAGGAAGCTACTTTTCAACGATTGTGCCAGTAAGCGCGATTGGTGGTGTTGGCGCTGTGATTCCGATTGGAATTGGTGCAGGTGGTGCTGGTGGAGCAGGTGTTACCATTGATGCCGATGGCAATCCTGGATCTCCCGGTGGAAGCACCACTTTTGGCTCCTTCTTTACTGCGTTTGGCGGTGGAGGTGGATCTGGCGGAACAGCCTTTGGAGGAGCTGCCGGACCAGCAGTTTTGGCATCAAATGCAGGAGGTGCAGCGGCCACAAATGGAGGAGCTGGTGGAGTTGGATCTCCAGTTTCAACATACACGTCCACAATGCGTGGAGGAGCCGGTGGTGGTGCTGGTGGTGGAATCAGCAGTGGCAATGCCCAGTTTACAGGCGGAGCAGGCGGTCGCTCTAGCGTCTTGAATCTTGCTGGAGGAGCTGGAGGATCGGCAACTGGAGCATCTGGAACTGCTGGAACTGCAAATGCCAATGCTTCTGCTGGAATATTTGCGCCTGGATCTGGTGGAGGCGGAGGTGGGGCAAGTGTTGGCGTTAGTGGAGGCAACGGTGCAGTTGGTGGCTTTCCTGCCAGTGGCGGCGGGGGTGGAGCTGCAACTCAACTTGGAACACAATCTGGAAATGGTGGCACTGGCGCAGATGGCATGGCAATCATCACAGCTTACTTCTAAGCATGAAATACGCAGTAATCAGTTCCGAAACAAACATCGTGGAGAACGTCGTCATCTGGGACGGCGTGACTCCTTGGACTCCTCCTGCTGGCTACTATGTTGAGCCTATTGGAGACTCTGGTGCTGGAATCGGCTGGAGCTACATCGACGGTCAGTTTGTTCCTCCTCCTCCAACTCCTGAAGATGCCTAAAAAACAAGTCAACCTGTCTGTCGCCCGAGGCGAGAAACTGCCCGTGTCCAAAGGAGCAGGACTTACTGCCAAGGGACGAGCCAAGTACAACGCGGCAACCGGCAGCAACCTTAAGCCGCCGGCTCCTCATCCTAAGACCGAGAAAGACGCAGCCCGCAGGCGCTCTTTTTGCGCCAGAATGGGTGGAATGCCTGGGCCTATGAAGGACGAGAAAGGCCGGCCAACTCGCAAGGCTGCAAGCATGAAACGCTGGAACTGCAAATGAAAAAGGGTCTATACAGTAATATTCATGCCAAACGTGAGCGCATCGAGGCTGGCTCAAAGGAGCGGATGCGCAAGCCGGGATCCAAGGGAGCACCCACTGCTGCTGCGTTTAAAGCTGCTGCCAAGACTGCGAAGAAGAAGTAATGCAAGTCCCAATCCTCAACGGAATCTACACTGACACCGCTGGGGATTTCCGCGTGGAATACCCGCGCAACATGGTGCCAGTCATTCTGAACACTGGCATCTCTGCCGGCTACTTCCGCCCAGCAGACGGGATTGTGAGCCTAGGCACCGGTCCCGGTATTGACCGTGGAGCCATCGAGTGGGAGGGCCTGCTTTACCGCGTGATGGGCACGAAGCTCGTGTCGATCTCTAGTACGAACGTCGTTACTGTCATCGGGGACGTTGGTGGCACTGGTCAGGTGACCTTTGACTACTCGTTCGACTACCTCGCTATCGCATCAGGCGGCAATTTATTCCTGTACCGTCCAAGCACGGGGCTCCAGCAGGTCACAGATCCTGACCTCGGCACAGTCATCGATGTCGTCTGGGTAGATGGCTACTTTATGACGACAGACGGCGAGTTCCTGATTGTGACGGAACTCAACGATCCGTTCTCTGTTAACCCGCTCAAGTACGGCTCTTCTGAAGCTGATCCTGACCCTGTTGTTGCACTGCTCAAGGTCCGTAACGAGGTCTATGCGCTCAACCGGCACACCATTGAAGTCTTCGACAACGTGGGCGGCAGTCTCTTCCCGTTCCAGCGTGTAGAAGGCGCTCAGGTGCAGCGGGGCACTATCGGTACGCACGCCTGCTGTGTCTTCCAAGAGTCGATTGCGTTCATTGGTGGAGGCCGTAACGAAGCACCGGCAGTCTGGCTTATCGCCGGCTCGAACGCGGAGAAGATTTCCAGCCGCGAAGTTGACCTATTGTTGACCGAGTTTACTGAGACGCAACTGTCTACTGTCCTGATGGAGGCTCGTGTAGACAACGGTTACAGGCAGCTTTACATCCATCTGCCTAACCAGACGCTGGTGTTCGACGCAGCCTCGACGACTCAGGCTGGATCGCCAGTCTGGTTTACGCTTTCCACTGGGCTAATTGGTCCTGCGCAGTATAGGGCAAAGAACTTGGTCTGGGCGTACAACCGCTGGAACGTGGGTAACCCGGTGAGCACTGCATTTGGTTACCTGACCGACACGCTTTCGTCCCACTGGGGCGAACTCAATGGCTGGCAGTTCTCGACGATCATCATCTACAACGAAAGCCGTGGAGTGATCTTCCATGAATTAGAGCTTGTAGCATTGACTGGCAACACGATCTTTGGACAAGATCCAAGCATCTGGACCTCGTACACTGAGGATGGTTTAACCTGGAGCCAAGAACGTGTCTGCAAGGCCGGCAAGACCGGGGTGCGTGGCAAGAGGTTGTCTTGGTTACAGCAAGGCAGGATGCGCCAGTGGAGAGCGCAGAAGTTCCGTGGCACGAGTGATGCGCAACTGGCTGTAGCTCGCCTTGAGGCGCGGATAGAACCTTTGGTGGTGTGATATGGACGGCCCCTACAAAATCACTCGTAACGAGCTGGCTCAGTTCCTGCCCTCGCAGCGAGCGATCAGGGCTTTTGAGCAACTGTTCGACCTCATCCCATCAGGCCTCGACACCAACACTGTCCTGATCGAGGAAGCCTCGATAAACGCACAGAATGCGGATTCTAAGGCAGTTCAGGCACTGTCCGCTATAGACAGGTTGGCAAACGCGGTTGAACTGCTTGCACTGGCTCCTCGAAGCGTTGAAGTCAGCAGTGTTTCTGACATTGCTCCTCCAGTCGTACAGGTGACTGCGCAGCCAGACATTCTGCCTCCAGTCATCAATGAAGTGCGCAGGAAACGCTACGGAGTGTTTCACAGTACAGCTACTCAGACCGCTGCTGTCATCAACACGGCGTATCCGATGACTTTTGATGTTACGGACTTGTCTTTTGGAGTCTACACCGGGACACCAAACAGCCGGATCTACATCGACACAGAGGGTGTCTACAACTTTCAGTTCTCTGCACAACTTGACAAGATTTCAGGCGGGGTTGGCCTTGTCTTTATCTGGACCAGAGTGAATGGAATTGACATTCCAGACTCCGCAACGCAAATTCGCATTCAAGGCAACAACGCAGAAACAGTTGCCGCGTGGAATTTCGTGTTGCCACTCAACGCCGGAGATTACTTCGAGCTAACCTGGAGCACAGATGACACCTCTTGCCAGATATTGGCCTCGGCAGCCACTCCTCCAGTCCCTGCCAT